AATAGACACTTAGCTAAATTACGTAAGGCTTTGAACTATGGTAAAGATAATGATTATCTAGCACACGTTCCAAAAATGCCAATGCAACCGGAAGAAAAAGGTCGAGTAATCTTTTGGGACAAAGATGAAGAACAAGTTATTATTGATACACTGTATGCCATTGGACATGATGAGTTTGTTCCGTTCTTTGAATGGCAAATTGATACAGGTATGAGACCGAATGAAGCACGTCAAATTAAAAAAGAGTATGTTAGGTATGACGCAGCTAAAGCCGTTTGGTTTTGTGATATACCTGATAAGATTGCTAAGTGGAAGATAGGAAGAACCATCCCATTAACGACACGAGCTTATCGAAGCTTTAAACAAAGTAATGAGGATATGCCCTTTGCTAAGTGGGAGAATAGTACTAACCGAGATATATGGAATAAAGTACGTAAGAAATTAGGTAATGACGACCCTGAATTTCAATTTTACTGTACTAGACATTCGTGTGCAACTAGGTTATTACAAGGTGGTATGCCTATAAAGAATTTAAAAGATTGGTTAGGACACATGAACATATCTACAACAGAAAGATATGCGAAACTTGTACCTAGCGATTTAGTAACAGGATTGGACATCTTAGGTGGATAATTCTTGGGCAGATTTTGGACAAATTGGTCAAGTAATTGGGCAAATGGGCAAATCTAACAAAAATAAACAAGTCAATAAATTCAATGACTTACACTATGCGAGCGTGGCGGAATCGGTAGACGCACTGGACTTAAAAGCCACCTATTTCATTTCATATCTGTAAGTAACTGAATTTATTGCTTGAATTTTAGGATTTAATCCGTTTCATTTTTGTAATTAAAATTGACTCTGGGTAAATAAAGGACAAAATTCTTGATGAGCGACTTATCGCAAGAGGAACTAAACGAGGATATGGTATTACTAGGCAAAGGACGTTATCGTTCTAAACTAGAGTCATCGAAAGCAAGAGAAGCTGAAGTAGAAAGTAAACACGGACAGAGATTAATGCGTTCTGTCCTTCCTAATTATACTGAAGCGATTACAACGTGGCAAAATACTGTATCTGAATATGACAGGAAAGCACGTTATCAAATTGATACGGCTGACCTACCTGCAAAAGTAATAGGTTACTTAGCAGTTAAATCTGTTATCGATAGTATTTCAAAAAAACGACCTCTTTCTCAAGTAGCTATATTTTTAGGCGCAAGAGTTGAAGATGAACTAAGATGTAGATTTCTTTGTGAAACCAACGAAGAAAAAGCAGAAGGTATTTTACTTGGTGCTAAACGTCGTAAAGGTATGGCTGCAAGAGTACGTCATGTTCGAGGTTCAATGAGACATGAGACTGAGAAGCACGACAAACCTGAGTGGATTAAGTGGGGGTTACGTGACAAGCTTAATATGGGCTTGAACATGGTAGAGTTACTTCGAGTAACCACTGGAATAATTGAGTACACTTATATTTTAGAAAGTGGAAAACGTAATAAACATAAACCTACTCGATATGTTGGAGCGACTGACGAGTTGCTTAAGTGGATAGAAGATTTTAATGATGACCGAGAGTTGCTAGAGCCATTCTGGCTTCCAACAGTAGAAATTCCAAAGTCTTGGACTAATGTTTGGGATGGTGCTTATGAAGATGCGAGCGTGTTCCTCCCGCGTGTTCCTTTCATAAAAACTACCAACATGGAATATCTACGAACCATCGAGGGCGCACTTCCAGAGCCAATGGAAGCAGTTAACCTTATACAACAAACCCCATATAAAGTTAACGATTGCGTTCTCGATGTGATGAAATGGTCTTGGGATGCTAATTTAAATATAGGTGACATACCTAATCGAAAAGATGAAGAGTTTCCACCAATACCTATTGATATTAAAACTAATCCCGAAGCTAATAGAGAGTGGAGGAGACAAGCCGCTAAAATATACGACTTAAACTTATCAACAAAATCAAGAAGACTGTTGATAGCTAAGACATTGCATCTCGCTGACAAGTTTAAAGGTCAGCGTTTTTTCTATCCGTCACAAGTAGATTTTAGAGGACGTGTTTATAACATACCAAGTTTCTTAACGATACAAGGCAACGACCCAAGCAGAGGGTTACTTGAGTTTTATAGACCAATGAGATTGAGGTCACGAGAAGACGCAAGATGGTTAGCTATACATGGTGCTAACACTTGGGGTAATGATAAAGTTACTTTAGATGAACGTGAACAATGGGCTTATGACTTTGCAAGTGAAGCTCAAAAGATAGCTGATAATCCTACTGAAATAAAAACTTATATAGATGCAGACAAGCCGTGGCAGTTTTTAGCTTGGTGTTTTGAATGGGCTAAGTGGACGCGTGAAGGAAAGATGGAAACAACTTTACCTGTATCAATGGATGCAACAAATAATGGACTACAAATACTTTCTTTACTTATGCGTGATGAGCATGGGGCATATACAACCAACGTAGCACAAACAGATATACCTCAAGATATATATGGTGAGGTAGCTGAGTTAGTAAAACAAAAGCTTGAAGCTGATGTTGATAATGATGTGGCTAAAGAATGGTTAAAGTTTGGAATAGATAGAAAGTTATCTAAACGACCTACAATGGTTTATCCGTATGGTGGGACATTCTATTCTTGTAGAGCATACGTTGATGAATGGTATCAAGACTGTTTACGTAAAGAACGTAGACCTAATCCATTTAGTGAGAACATTAGGTACAGAGTTACAGGTTATTTATCTCGTCATGTATGGGACTCAATACATGAAGTATTAGATAAACCAACACAGTGTATGAATTGGTTAAAACAAGTATCAGAAATATGTTCAGACGCAGGAGTTCCAGTAGAGTGGACAACACCAACTGGGTTTCCTGTTAATCAAAGTTATAAATCTAGTACAAGCCAATCAGTTAAAACTAAGATAGGTGGACAAGCTACTTGGGTTAAATTTAAAAGCGACATTGATGAGTTATGTAGACGCTCACAACGTAATGGTATTAGTCCTAATTTTGTACACAGTCTTGATGCTAGTTTATTAACTAAGAGTGTAATTGAAGCAAACAAGCAGGGTATTTATGACTTTGCTATGATACATGATAGCTTTGGAACACACTCAAATAACTGTGATTTATTTGGGAAAATACTTCGAGAGCAAACTTCTTACATTTTTAAGCTTGACCTACTAAGAGCGTTTCGTTCAGAGTTGCTATCCGCTAATGAAACACTTGAAATTCCAGAACCACCAGAGTACGGCAACTTCGACCCGAACGAGGTTGTTAATAGCACATACTTTTTTTCATAAACATAAACATAAGGAGTGACATGGCAAACACAATAGCAACACCACTTGGGAGTGCGGTTTATCCGAAATTAATAACTCCCGATACAAAGTTCAATCCAGATGGAGTGTATAGTTGTAAGCTTATAGTTAGTGAGGAAGATTATAATTCCTTTAGAGCGCAACTCGACCCTTTGATTGAGCGAGAATACAATAAGTACCTGATAGCTTCAGGGAAACAAAAACTAAAAAGAGCAACTGAACCTGTAAGAATAGGTGAAGATGGTGAGTATGAAATCAACGCAAAACAAACAGCTAAGACAACAACCAAACAAGGCGATGTATTAGAGTTTAAGATTGCGTTGTATGATGCTGACGTAAAACCAATAACTAATGAACCTAACATTGGGTCAGGTTCTAAGATGAAGTTATCGGTTCAACCTTACTTTTGGAACATATCAGCTCTAGGTTTTGGTTATACACTAAGACTAAAAGCAGCACAAATTATTGAGTTAGTTGAGTATGCGACAGACAGTAATGTCTTTAGCAAAGAAGCAGGTGGCTTCACTCAAGGTGAAAGTTTTGAGGAAGTGATAATTGAGGACGAGGTAACTGAGACCCCAAACTTCTAGTCATTATCGCAGCCGTTTCGAGGAGATGGTTGCAACTTGTTTGGAAAACGCAGGTTGTGACTTCTCCTACGAAACACTTTCTTTCCCTTACACAGTGGAAAGGAAGTATACACCGGACTTCATACTACCGAATGGGGTCATACTAGAAGTAAAAGGTTACTTTACAGGAGCCGATAGAAGTAAACACATACGAGTTAGAGAAGCTCACCCTGATTTAGATATAAGATTTGTTTTTATGAATGCACAGAACAGGTTGAGCAAGAGGAGTAAAACAACATACGCCAAATGGTGTGACAAGAAGGGATTTAAATGGTGTCACAGGAACATACCGAAGGATTGGATTTTGTAAAAACACATCTACCTTGTCCTGATTGTGGGTCAAGTGATGCACTTTGCGAAAATACTGATGGGTCTACGAAATGTTTTTCGTGTGGAAAGTTTACACCAAACGCTGAAGGAAATTATCAAGAAGTAAAAATAAAAGAGAAAGCAAGTAGATTTATACAAGGTAAATTAATGCCTATAACAGCTAGGAGAATAAATGAAGAAGTTTGTAAAAAGTATGATTACCGCGTTGGGAGCATTGATGGGAAGCCTTGCCACGTTGCTTCGTACTATAACATGGAAAGGGAAGTCGTAGCACAGAAGCTACGTTTTGAAGATAAAAATTTTAAATGTATTGGTACTCCACAATTCTTTTTCGGGCAACACTTGTTCCCAAATGGGGGACGAAAACTTACAATTACTGAAGGAGAGATAGATTGCCTAACAGTATCACAAGTAGTTGGTGATAATAAATATCCTGTAGTCTCCCTTCCCTCTGGCGCACAAAACGCTAAGACAATATTTAGAAAGCACATGGATTGGCTTAACTCTTTTGATGAAGTCATCTTAATGTTTGATAGTGACAACGCAGGGCAAGCAGCAGTGGAAGCTTGTTCTCATATATTACCTATCGGAAAGATAAAGGTAGCTAAGTTACCTATGAAAGACCCGAACGATATGATTATGCACGGTCGGGCAAAGGAACTTATCTCTGCTTTTTGGGACGCAAAAGTATGGAGACCTGATGATATTATATGTGGTACAGATTTATATGAACGATTAACTACAACAAAAGTTTTTGAATCTGTTAGTTATCCTTTTAATGGATTAAATGAAAAGACACATGGTTGTCGTAAAGGTGAAATATCTTTATTTGCGGCAGGTTCAGGTATTGGTAAGAGCCAAATATGTAAAGAGATTGTCTATCATATTCTATCTACAACAGATAAGAAGGTAGGCTACATAGCTCTTGAAGAGTCCATAGAAAGAACAGCCAATTCGATAATTGGATTAGCTATGAATAAACTTCTTCATCTTGAGCCAATCATAGCAGATGATAAATTTAAAGAAGCATACGAAGCGACTGTTGGAAGCGGTCGTTTCTTTTTATATGACCATTGGGGTTCAATGGAAAGTGATAATCTTTTGAACCACGTTCGTTACATGGTGAAAGCATTAGAGGTTGAGTACATTGTATTAGACCATCTTAGTATTGTTGTTAGTGGTCTTGGTGATGGTGATGAACGTCGCATGATAGATAACATAATGACAAAGCTTCGAGCATTAGTAGAAGAAACAAAGGTTGGATTAATTTTAGTAAGTCATCTTAAGAGACCGCAAGGGATAGGTCACGAAGATGGAGGACGCACACACTTAAGCCAATTGCGTGGGTCAGCAGGTATAGCTCAAATGAGTGACATCTGTTGTGGTTTAGAACGCAATCAGCAATGTGAGGAAAACAGTAATCGCACAACTATTCGCGTGTTGAAGAATAGGTTCTCAGGTGAGACAGGTATAGCTTGTCAAGTCGAGTACAGTCCCAACACAGGTAGATTAACAGAGTGCAATGAAATTATAGAAGAGGAGGAAGAGACAATGCACGGTTTCTAAACTGTATGAAATATTGCTCTAACTTTAAACACGACCTTGAGGTTGGTCAGTTAGCAGAAAAAGCTTTAGCGGACATCTTAGAAAATAAAACGATAGAAGTTAAGAACGACCTAAAGGCTACGAAAACAGGGAACTTATTTATTGAGTTTATGTCGAGGGGTAAGAAGAGTGGTATTGACCGTACTGAAGCTGATGTTTGGTGCTTCTTTATTAAGGACATATTCATACTAATAGAAACAAAAAAACTAAGAGAGATTATTGAACCACTAAAGGGTACGTCTGCTGAAAGACTTGGTGGTGACAATGACACGTCACTGGGAGTGTTGCTTCCAATAATAGATTTAATAATACCAAAGGAGGTTAAGACAGAATGAGGATAGGAGTAATAGATATAGAGACAAATGCTATTAATGATTGGGCTAGGCTTAGTGATTTAGAAATAGTTCATTGTCTTTGTCTGTATGACACACACGACCAACAAGTACATAGATACAATTCACAAAGGGATGACATAAGAAAAGGTTTAGAACACGCTAAGAAGTGTGACCTATTGGTAGCACACAATGGCAT